TCATCACAATAAATGTTTCATTATAGGTATCATCATTTAAATTGTCAGCAGTTATTTTTTTAAATGGTTCGCACTTGTATTCACATTCTTCCATATAATCGCAAAGTGCGGAATAAGGTTTATTTTTTATATTAAACTTGGAGATCCTCTGGCTGGTTGAAAACTTTTGTGATATAGTTTCATTAATTGATAGATTGTTATAATGTGTATTAAGGATACAATCGGTTGCAGTTTTTTTAAGAATTCTACTTACTTGTCCAATAGCGTGTGCTTTAATTTCAGCTTTACGGTATATATATAGATCAGCACATTCATCCACATTGCCTTTATCCAACTGAGTTCCATATAAATAAATTTCTACATTTCTATTCTCATAACCAAGGTCTTTATGGCTGCAATTACGCACGGCGCGACCAATTACCTGTTCTACTCTATTGAGATTATACCATGGTTCCAGAATATGAACCTGCCGTATATTTTTAAAATCAAGTCCTTCAGCTCCCGCTTTTGTAATGATAACAATTTTTACTATTTCCCCATTAGTATTTCTTTCATCAGTGATGGCTTTCATTTCTATTTTATTTTTATTTGGAGAGAGATTTATATCTCCGGTTATCATTGCATATTTAGCAGGTGTAAATTCCTCTTTGTCGTCCTGTGGTCTCATAGTATTATAAGAAACAGGAGGATGGGGGGGTTTAGCGAATAAAGATGCGCGCCCATGTCGAGTTATCCCCATTTCCTCCAAAGCAAGTGCAATAGGTATACACCCTCCATCAAGATATTGTGAATATATAAGTATTATACCCTGCGACTTTTTAATTGTTTTTGTAAAACTGGCAATTTTAGCACTGTATTTATATATTTCATTTTGAGAAAATATGCGCCCGAATTTTTTTAATGGACTACTTCTATAGTTGAAATTTTGTTTATTTTTATTGAATTTCATTATTCTTTCTAATCCCTTTTTCCCGTATAATTCTGATACTTGTGTAATCGGTAATTCATAAGGATACACAAAATTAAGTGTTTGAATAGCAGTACTTAGGGGGGCGTAGCCGAGACCGGCCTTTATATTCTTCTTTTCGGGTAGCTTGTCCTTAATATCATCTATTACCGCTTTATATCCTGTTGCTTGGTATGGGTCAAGTTTTACCATAAAGAGATCGAGATGTTGTATTTTATTTAGAATATCAATATTATTTATTTGTTTGGTAGGGTACCAGCGTTTTCTTGTACTGGTTTTAAATTTGGGTTTGTCCTCCATGGTGAGAAGGGAGTGTGTTTTATTGAAATCTTTGGGCCATATTCTATAAGGGAATGTATATGGATTCTCTCCTCTTAGATACGAGATATAGCCAATAGATTTTGCAATAAGGGTATCTTTATGTATCTCTCCTTCTTTACTGAATATATCAGTAATATGAACAGGTGGTCTGTTATCGTTTAGGTTCATAATATTTAATAACCATACGATTTCTTCTCGGTTATTATACATTGGTGTGGCTGATAATAAAAGTAGTTTAAGATTAATAGTATTTTTGACAATCTTTAATAAATTAATAGCTACTTTTTTTTGGGGATTGTCGGAAGAATGGCGTATATTATGAACCTCATCAATGACAATTAATGAGTCTGAAAATTTTTTGTGTAGTAATTTTTTTTGTTTATTTTCATCTTTAACAAGTGCTGAAAGTCTTTCAATTATATTTGTGAATTCTGTGTAACCTATAAATCGGTATGAAGATTTAATAATTTTATTGACTTCGCGTATTACGTGTTCTCGTGATAGATTTTTCATATTCATTGGATTTATTTCTTTCAAATATGTATTTCCTGTGCACGCTTGTAAATTCCATAATCCATGAATTTGTTTAAGTTTTCGATGATCAAATAGCTGAGTTTTAAAATTTTCTTTTACATTTGGTGAAGCAATAATCCATATTTTCTTTTTATTATTCGTTTGGCTTTGATATTCTCTCTGCATTTCACAAACTGATATGGCGGAGCATGTTTTACCGGTGCCTAATCCGTGATATAGGAGTAGGCTATTATAGGGTGTTTGAGAAGAGAGAAAATTACGAACAAATAACTGGTGGGGTAATAATTCAAAATCTGTTTGATTACATAGAAAATTTCCGCGTTTTTTAACCCAACCGGAGCCGTCGGCAACATCGTGTGTTGGTTCTTCTGGATAACGTGTATCCCAAAATTGGCGTTGTTCACTTATTTTAATATTAAAATCTTTCTCACCCACAAGAGGATATAAAAAATCATATTTCTTTTTTATATTTTCTTCATTAGCCATATTAATATACTATAAGATTAATCTATATTTTTCTAACGTTTTATGTATTTTTCGAATCATATCTTTTTTTTCTAAATGATAAGGTCTTATAGCATCACAACATTCTTCTAAAGTTAGCCATAGTATTTTACTAACCTCGCTCTTTTGAAATTCTTGTATTGGTTTTGTATTTTCCCCAATCATTCCTATAAAATATTTATGCTTATATGATTTGAAATTAGATCCAGTATATACTTCTTCAAAAGGTATTACATTTTGAACTATTTTAATATCTTGCTTGCTATATCCAGTTTCTTCCTCAAATTCTCTCAAAGCACAATTTAGATCATTTTCCTGATAATTTCTTCGCCCTTTTGGAAATTCCCATTCGGGACATTCCCAGTTTGTAGAACTTTTTTGTATCAAGGTTTTAAGATTATACCTTTTTCCATTTTTAAGTTCTGCGCCGTCGACAATGACAGAGAATTTGTCCCTGGATATGCTTTCTTCCCCACGGTACTGCATTCCAACAAATTCGCCCCATAATCCTTGCCATAATGTTTTAAAATTATTTTCTAATAAACTTTTCTTTTCAAAATTCGTCATTTCATTGATAAGATTATTTAGATGAAGTAACGAAAATATTTTGTATTTTCCTCTCATAAAATCAACAAATCCCAAACTATTTTTTCTACAAATCATTAAGAATTGTATCTTATTATTATGAATTCGAAATGTTATAAGTCCAACACTTGTAATAGGACGCTTACATTGATGATATAAATGCCCTTGTTTTCCACAATTATTGCAAAAACTATATTTCGCCATATTTTATGTAGAAATTAAATAGTTTTTATATTCTTTGCTATATAATGAATTCAGAAGTTTGGGGACCGCCTTTTTGGTTTACTTTGCATACAATATCAATGACATATCCTTTGCATCCTAATACTGTGACAAAAAAGAAATACTATGAACTTATTACTAATTTACCCTTATTCCTCCCTCATTCTGAGATAGGGAACCACTTTGCCAAATTACTTGATGAATATCCCGTTGAACCATATTTAAGTTCCAGACTGACATTTATGAAATGGATGCATTTTATCCATAACAAAATAAATCTATATTTAGGTAAGCCAGAAATTTTATTTTCCGTTTTTTTAGAATCATATCATAAACTGTATGTACCTAAAGAGATTATAGATAAAGAAAAGAATGTCTGGAATAAAAGATATATAGAAATAAGTGTTATAGCAGTAATACTTTTATTAGTTATCTATTATTGGAAAAAATAAATATGGTATATAGATATATGAAATTGGGATTATTAATTTTTAGTATCACAGGATTTTTAATAGTAAATACTTATTATGACGGTAAATACACTAAAATGTTACTATTGGGGCAAAAATATTTCAAGATGGTGATGTTTGGTTTTATTGGAATATCTATTTATTTATTTATTAAGAAAAACCCAACTCAATCAAAAACTTTATTGGGGCATGCCAATGATATTATTCGGTATATGCCTATAGACCGTAATACCGCGGATATGATGGCGCCTTTGTTTGATTTCACGTCGGCGCAGCAAAAAATGTCGGAAGGCGTGGTTCCTCCTCAAACCAAGCGTATGTTAAGATCCGGGCTTACTGCCAACTCGCGTTCAGTAAGTGAAACGAAAAAAAAATATATAGCTTCCCAGCAGAATTGGAAATGTGCTCATTGCGGGAGTCAGCTGGCTGCTAGTTTTCAGGTTGATCACATAATACGATTAGCTGATGGCGGGACAAATCATATTGATAATTTAGAAGCGCTTTGCTGTAATTGTCATGGAAAAAAGACAATGATTGAGAATATGAAATAATAATCTATAGAGAGATTAATATGATTGATCCTTTTAGTACAACTATGTCAGCAATATATTTTACTGTGTTTTTTTTACTTTTTCCATCTATTTTATACATAAAATTTAATGGCTCTACAAATTTCATTGAACTTATTATTAATGGGATAAAACATATCTACGACTCTATTGAAAAACTACTGCTACCTATTTTTCGTTTCCTGAATCCATATCCTTTTCAATCCATGCTTTTACAATTTTTTGTTTGTTATTTGATATTCTTTGCTATTTTTATCACTCATCCATTTCCTATTCTTAAACGGTATCCAACAGCTGTAGATTCAGTATTATATAGTTTTCTTGGGGTTTTTCTTCTTACTCTCTTTATTCAATTCGTTGTCCCTTTTTCCAAAGCTGGTGGGGGGAAAACAAAACAACCTTCGGGATTCGTAGCTAATAAATACCATCTTAAGAAAAATTTACCCATCTATTTGGGTCTTCTTGCAAGCATTGCCGTAATTATTCTTTTAGCCGTGACAATAGCATATTTAGGTGCCCATCATACACGGGCAAGTTGGGTAATTATGACTGGAGCTGTGATTATTATGTGTGTTAGCGTTCTTGTAGTATTAGCGACATTTCTTTCGGAATTTACAGGTATTAATATACCTTCTCCATCGCAGATATTTAATTATTTTATATCCAAACAAATGCTGTCAGATTTAGTAGCATATCTTAAAAACAGCATTGATAAGACACCCGCATCAATATATATATTATTGGCATTTGAAATAAGTTATTTAATAGCTTACTTTTTACTACCGCTTCTTGGGAATGCTATATATTTAAAAGATCCTGGTAATAAAGATTATAATTGGCTTTTGAAAAAAAATATAAGGGGGTTGAGGACGACTATTTTATCAGAAAAAGAACATTTACAATTTTTGGAGAATGGGATAGAGATAGACTGGACCAAAGCGGAGAGTATGAGTGACTTGGATTTACGAACTGCATTATATGATGTTGGTTATACTGTGGCTACGGAACCTGCTGCCGCTGCGCTCGTGAGACAAAATCAAGATAGTGTTATGTCAATGATTCAAAAAATTGGAGACTTAGAGGATAAGATGAAAAGTTATAAAGCGGAAGAAAAAATAAATAAGGATTATTCTTCAAAACAACTCTTAAGAGAGCCTATTTATACAGATGGCGTGACAAAATTAGGATCATTCGAGGATCTTAAGGTCGGCGATGATTATAATTATCAATATACTCTTTCAGCATGGGTATTTGTGCATAATCAACCTCCTAACTTCCGTTATAGCGCCGATGTATTTACTTCTTTATTGAATTATGGTGATAAACCAAATATTTTATATAATATTAAAGAACAGACATTGCGTTTTAAGGTGAAAACAAACGAGGAGGAAAAAATTATTTTTGAAACGCATGATTTTCCGCTGCAACGGTGGAATAATATTGTTATTAACTACGATCACGGAACTTTAGACATTTTTATAAATGCTGAATTAGTCGCTTCTATTCCTTCTATTATTCCAGATATGAAATTTGCAAGTGTCCGCGCCGGCGCAAAAGACGGTATTAGTGGCGGAATTTGCAATGTTGTGTACTTTTCAGGAAATCTGTCAAAGGATCGCATAGAATTTTATTATAAATTATTTAACACACAGCGTTTTCCTGTTCTTGGATCACCGATTGATCAATATATAAATAAACCCTTAAAAGATTTATCTGCTTTTTATCATGAACACCGGAGTGCAACAATTATTTTAGCAGCTATAGGTTTTGTAATCATACCAGTCATTATTTGGCGGAAATCATCAAAAAGTAAAAGTACAGCTATAATTTCATATTAATATATTTAATTCGCGATTCTTTAGAAATATTCTCCGCCTATGATATATAATGAACACAGTCGGCAAACTTATTATAGCCATAGTAATTTTAGTAATTTTGTATACTTTATATACATGGTACTTTAAAGGAAATAGCTCCACTACTATTATTTCAGGTCCAGTGGTTGCAGAGCAGACTTCACAAAAAGATTATGGAAAGAATGTGTCTAATATATTGACTTCACAATACAGTTTCTCAATTTGGATTTACATCACTGATTGGAGTTACAGAATTGGTGAACAAAAGATTATTTATTCACGCAAAGACGGGGCTGGGAATGTGGGACCCGAACTGGTTCTTGGTGCTACCGATAATACGCTTACGGCGATCGTGGATACTGATTCTGGACCTACCTATTGCCAAGTTACACAGGTTCCTATTCAAACATGGGTCAATGTTATTCTTGTATTGAACCAGCAGGCTTTAGATGTATACATTGATGGAAAATTAACGAGGACCTGCGTTTTAGGCGGTCCGGCTAATGTACAACAGGCGCCGGGTAATGGGTTGTGGGTGTGTCCGCCAAGCACAGACACCCCCGGGGCATCGACGGGCGGGAAAGGATTCGACGGATATATTTCAAGTTTTAGGGCATTCCCATATCCTCTGAATCCCCGGGAAGCATATGAAATATACAGAGAAGGACATGTGGGTGTGAGTATGAATATATTCAATAAATACAGAGTTAAATTAGCATTCTTGAAAGATAATCGTGAAATGGGAAGTTTTGAAATCTAATTTCTTCCGTATAGTATATATATAAGATGAATAGGATCAAAAATACTTTTTCAACAATAACTGGAAAGATGCGAGGAGGATCCGGTAGAATCTTTAGCAAATTTGGTGGTCAACGTGGTGTTGGCTCAGCAAAGCGTTTTTTTGCATCGAACACCTTAGTAGCGTATGTGGCTTTTTTATTATTAATGGTAGTTTTTTTCTTAATTGTAATTAGAGTGGGGACAGCCGCGATGGTTGCATTAGCAAAGCCCAATGGAAGCCCATCATTTTACATCAATGGTGGATGTAACAAAGCAAGTGGGTGTAATTATGCGCGATACCAAACTGATGCAACTATAGGAAATACGTGGACTCAAGGTAGTTGCGCTGTATCGAGTGGGGGGTGTCCTAAAAGTCAATGCCAGACGGTATTGCGTTCAAAAAATGGAAGATATGGAATCGAGTTTAGTTGGTCTATATGGTTATGGATCGATAAAATAGGCAACGCCCCTGGACAAGCACAAGTAAAAAGGCAACATATATTTAGCAAAGGTAGCGATACGGTAAGTATGAATGACCCAACCGCTGGAGGATGGAAGCCTCAGGCGGGAGATTCTACATTGTCGAAAGAATACCAGGCTGGCATGTTGACGCCAAACAATGGACCCGGATTATATCTGGATGCCGCCAAGAACTCGCTATATGTTGTTATGAATACTTTCGATATGATTAATGAAGAGGTTGAAATAAATGATATACCAATGAACAAATGGGTAAATGTTATTATCCGCAATGAAGGGAGAATTTTAGATGTATACATCAACGGGACTATTGCCATAAGACATCAATTGTCGAGTGTGCCAAAACAGAACTATGGAAACGTCCACGCGACTAAAAATGGAGGGTTCAATGGAAGATGGTCTCTTTTACATTATTATGATCATGCTTTGAATACTACTGAAATAATGAATATTGTGCGCACTGGACCAGATCTTCGCACCTGCACACCATCCATACAATCCCCACCATACCTCTCTATGCAGTGGTATTTCGATAATCCACAAGATGTTGGAAATTCAACAGTGGGATAAATATAAAGATAATAATTCAAATTATTAAATTATTATCTAAGAGCTATAAAGCATTGAAGAGGATCTACGCTGATTTCCTCCAGACGGCATACCTTCTCCTCTAACATTTCTATCTTGTTTGGAAATATACTGGGACATAGACTGCGTTTTGTTATAATTTTTATCTCCAGCACCTTTCAAATCATAAAAGCTATTGAAATTACCTTCGTTATTATCAGGTTTTCCTTGAGAATAATAGTGATCGTTGAAATATGGCCATGTATTCAGTTGATATTTTCCATCTATAAAACTATACCATCCAGAATTTCGAGGTAATCCTGCGCGGAGACTTGGATTCTCGCATACCGACTTCATAGGAAATATTTCACCTGACATGCATGACTTTGAGTCATTAACAGAAATACAACTTCTGAAACCTCTATCCGTACCAATATAACAATATCCCTTTTGCAGCCCACCTTGAATTAAGCTTTTCGATGAAGAATCTGGAGAAATTTTAGAACGCGTGATAACTGAAGGTCGGCGAGTATTAGATGGTTCGGCTAAAGTTGAAGGACGTTTGGGGGGAGGTGGTGGTGGTGTCGGTGTTCCTGATAATTTTGTTTCTACTTTTTTAATAGCTTTTCCACCAACACCCACAACATCCATTGACTTCGTTACACCTTGTTTAACCAGTCCTCCCACCTTTTTGGTAAAAGAAAGTACACTTTTAAGCCGCGGTGCCAGTTTTAATATAGCATGACCACCACGCTTCACATATCTATAGATATATCTACCCACAATTACTAAAAAAATAATTAATACAATTAATTTGATTATTTTCATATTCATTGATATATATAAAAAAGGACAGATTTTATTTTGATTCAATACTATTACGTTCTTGTAATAATATTCGCGAATTTATCCATTGTTTCTAATTTTCTAATGGTTTTTTCTAAATTTTTTTCCGCAATACTATTGTTAAATAAATACGATGTATTGGGAGAATCTTCATTCTTCTTTACTTGTTTATAAATAATATTTATTTTTGCTTTTACCTTTTCAATAACGGTATTATTAGAATATAATGGAATAGAGAGATCAACATTTTTTGTTGCTAAGGCAGTGGCGAAATATAAAATATATTTTTTTTTATTTTTAGATGCCGGGGTATATTTCATACAAAATAAATTTAATAGGGCCTCTATTATTGATTTTATTTGGGGAGATTTTTTTTCAGCAGCCTTAATAAGCAGTTCCCAAACCATCCATATTACTTCCATCTGAAGTTTAGGTTTTACAGGTATCGAAGATCTTCTATCCGCAATACATTTATTTTTTTTTCTGTTACACATTCTATCAAACTCTAATATCCATTCAATCCAAAAACAAGATGTTATTGTTTCTGCTGATACCAGTAAATGATATGATAATTCATTGATGGCAATATAAAGTTCTTGGGGATCTTTTGGGCGAAAAATAAGCTGTGCATATTGAGCACTATCAGCTTTTAATTTTTCTACCAATTGTGTCATATCGAATGAGTTTTTATCTATTTTTATAGAGTCAAAGCTATTGCTTTTTCTTGATTGGGCTAATATAGTTATTATTTCTGCAAAGAGTGATCTAATTTTAGCATTGTTTCTCAGGCGGAGTTCTTGTCCACTATATCCATTACTCATAATATGTTTGAACGTTTCAAATCGCATATTTATATAAAGTGGTAACTTTGGATTACTTAAATGAATATTATTGCTCATAAAGTGTAATAGTATATTCCATATATCAACATAGTGTCCAGCGCAAATAAATTCTGCCCCCCAATAGCAAGCTGGTTCTATTTTCCCTCCAAATAATGCCTTTAGTAATTCTTTTTTAGCATCACTTTTTTTAAATTTGGAGAATGTTATACCCCTGAAATTCTTTTTCTTACGAATATCATTTATTTCATTTTCATTCATTATATTAAATTTAATACAAAAAAAATACCATTAATACATATAGATGTTTGCTTGTAAAAAAATTATGAAATTTTATGCGAAATCAAGCATATGGACAAAATTATTATTATGGATTTTTGTTGTATTCATTATAGCTGGATTAATGAGAAAGTATACAACTGTTAAAGAGGGGTTTATACAAAAAGAAACCTTTATTTTGAAGGAAGGTCCGGATATTTTTGATGACTTTTATGTTTCAATCTATGATGATCTTGTATTTAGCCAAGTTAAAAATAAATTTGAAATAGGTGAAATTATTAATACTACAAAGGCTACGGAGGAAAGTCGCCTCTTAGATATAGGAACAGGCGCCGGACATCATGTAAATTTATTTACACAAGAGGGTATTAATGCCAAAGGTCTTGATATTTCTCCTGCTATGGTCGCCCGCGCGAAAAAGTTATATCCTAATTCTGAATTTATACAGGGGGATGCTTTGGATTTCATGTTGTTCCCAGATCAGTCCTTTACACATATTTCTGCTCTTTACTTCACTATTTATTATATTAAAGACAAATTACGATTTTTTCAAAATTGCTTTGATTGGTTAATGCCTGGGGGATATATGATATTACATTTAGTAAATCGTAATAAATTTGATCCCATTGTTGAAGCTGCTGACCCCTTGTTACTGGTTTCTCCTCAAAAATTTTCTAAAAAAAGGATTACTAATTCTTTAGTTAAATTTAAAGATTTTCAATACAAAGCAGATTTTGATCTCAAAATAGACGAAAATGAGGCTATTTTTACAGAAACTTTTAAAGATGATAATTCTAAAAATGTTCGGCAAAATTTGCACAAACTTTATATGGAGCCTCAAAAAAATATTCTTAGCCTTGCAAAGGAGGTGGGATTCATTTTATTGGGAAAAATCGATATGGTTTCTGTTCAATACGAATATCAATATATATACATACTTGAAAAATCACAATAACGAACATCCTGCAAATTTAATTCTTTTTAACAACTAATATGATAAAATTATATATCTTATTAGGTGCTATTATTTTATATATATTATTTGTTATTTACTGTAAGGTTTTCTACCGATTTTGGTCTACACAACCGGTATTTCATTTACATAATTTGTATTATTGGTTTTTCCCACCAGGCATTATACAACATTCATTGCCCCCTCTGACAAAATTTTATGATGATGACGTGAAATTTTATTTTTGGTCAGCTATTTCTGATGATACCAAGGACCAATTCTATCGCTTGAATAAAAATTTTTATTTACAAAATAAGACAATTTCTTATAAACCTACTACTGAATCCATTTATAGTTATTTTGAACATCATAACGATCCGTGTTTTATTGCGCTTTTATTCAAAGACGACCCCCTTTTTCATTACTCGAAAAAAAATATTATTCCACGTCAAACATGTATAGCATCCTTAACAAGCCGCCCCCTTTCAATTTTTCTACACGGAAATATGTTAAAAGTAAATTATGTAGATTATCTTTGCATTCACAAAAAACATAGGAAAAAGGGTATAGCACCCAAAATGATTTATAGTTATTATTATCATGCTCGCCGGAATAATGATATTGTAGCGCATCTTTTCAAGAGAGAGGGGGTGGGGACATTTATAACACCTATGACTGTTTATAACACATTTGGTTTTACATTGAAAATCCCTAAGATAAACCCTAATACAATGACACCGCTTTTAATCAATGTATCTAATTTTCAATTGTTTTATCATTATCTACAAATTATTAAAAATGATTACCCCTGTTTCGTGAGACCCGCATTTTCAAATATTAAACATTTAATAGAAAAAAAATTATTATATATATTTCTTTTGATGGACCGCGACAAATCTATAGGATGTTATGTATTTCGAAATCCTCTTACATATTATGAAGATAAGGGAGCAAGCATTGATTTAATTGCTTCCCATTGTTCCGATAACAAAAATATTGATTATTTTAAAGACGCATTTTACAACTGTCTACCCCAAATTGATTATAAGTATGAATACTTAATCTTAGAAAATATATCTAAGAATCATCATATTATTAAAGATATTCGTCAAAGTCGAAAATATATCTTTAAAAGTCATACATCTTATTATCTTTATAATTTTGGTTATCGCCCTTTTATATCGAAAGATGTTTTTTTGCTTTCCTAAGTATCAATCATATGATACATGGTTTCATCATAACAACCGGTAACAACAAAATTCCTTACTAAAGATATTCGTATGGGGTGCTGTTTATTATTAATTATTTTTCCCAAAGCGCGCGCACCCTCGGCGCTAATTTTATTATTTACCAAATTTAATTTTCGTAATGTGGTATTCTTTTTTAACATTTTACTTAAAACAATAGCACCTTTATCAGAAATATTATTTCTTTCAAGGTTCAATGACAAGAGTTGTGTATTCTTTTCTAAAATTTCAGCTAAAAGTTTAACTTTAGAAAAAGGTATATTATTATTAGATAGGTCCAATTCTTTTAAATCTGGGCTATTTGCCAATAAACGGTTAAATTGTTCTTCCATATAGGTAGATAGGTTATAATTATCTTGTATATTTACCGGCTCTTGCGAAGGAGTCAACGACGAAAATCACAAATATGCCTAAAAACAGATATAAAATAAGTTCTTCTGCCACATTTCCGGTTTTATCTTCTTGTTGTTCTTCGAGTAAATGTATCATGTAATTTAACTTTTCCATCAGCACACCTTTGTTGTTTTCAGAAAGTTGGGACTTGTTTTCAACATTTGTATAATAGGGGACATATTCTGGATAATCTGTATTTTTATTTGGTATATCTGGTAGTTCGTTAAAGCTTTCTACAGCTGCATCATCTTTTTTTTTCGTTAGGGGTGCTGGTTTTTGAGGATGAGCCGGATATTCGCTGGCGCCTTCAAAATTCTCCATAGTATCATCATTCATCGATTCCAAAAAGTTTTGCACTTTTTTAGTTGATCGTTTTTTATAAGTTTTATTTTTTCTGATATTTTTTTGGACTGGATTATTATATTCAGAATATTGCAAAGGGATTGACATTCTCTTATAAAAAAATAACATTATTTTTTATCAAATGGGCGGAAAAATATTCTATTATATATATAAAATGAAATTCCCGATGGATTTAGTATTAATATCACTTTTGCTTGTTCTAATGTATCATCAACCCTCAGTTCTCACATCTCTTACAACATCCGTTTTAGGAAGAATGATGGGAGTAGGGTTGATAGCGCATATAGCCCTTGTGTACGGAAGGAATGCTGGGTTGTTAGGCGCCTTAATATTTATATTATTGTTGCACAATAAACAAGAGGGGTTCAGTCTTTCTAAAGATCCCCGGAAAAATCCCCCATGGGATAAGAGACAGAAGCGGAATAAATTAAAAAAAGTTCTGGAAGGTAACACCGCAGCATCTCCGCCCCCGGCATCGTCTCCGCCCCCTGCATCGTCTCCGCCCCCTGCATCGTCTCCGGCGCCATCTCCTCCTCCCGCGCCGTCTCCGGCGTCATCTCCGCCCCCTGCACCGCCCCTTGCATCATCTCCGCCCCCAGCGCCAGCTCAAAAACACACAAAGGATTGGGTACCACCAAATCTCAAGAAAGAGATTGATGCCGAACTTTCCCATCCATTGGCAAAATTTACTGCCCAGAAAAACGGCGGCGTAAAGCTGCCGGGTAAGGTTTCGGTTAAGGAAAGAATTCAAAATATTATATCTTCTGGAAAAAAAAAGAAGAGAACAGTTCCTGTTACGCAGACGAATAAAACCGACCTTGAAAGTTTATTACAGAGAGTACCACATATAAATTCTCAAACTGCAAAAGGGGAACACGGTGGACTGGGGTTCATGAAAAAGTTAAAATAATTTTTTCAAACTATAATATAATGAACAAGAAAATATTGTTTATTATATTAATAATATTGTTGATTAGTTTAACACAAGTATTGTCAACAACAGAACCTTTTACTCCCGGTACCATTAAAGGGGATATACGTCGCAATAAACGCAGAGTGCGACATATGATTCGCGATGGATTCACACAAATGAAGTCATTATTTTCGTAAAATATTTTTATTCTATTATATTAAGTATGGAAAATACACTATTTAATATACCAAAATGGCTTATTGGGAATGTATATAGTTTGAATAATAGCAAATTTTTCTCTGGTTTGGTGATGCTTCTTATGAATATAGGTTCAAAATATATTACAATAGAATTAAGCAAAACTCAATCACAATACCTGCGAGGGTCAATCGCCCGACAATTACTTATTTTTTCGATATCATGGATGGGATCAAGAGATATTTTCAAAGCATTCGCTTTAACTGCAATTTTTAATGTTTTAACGGGGCACTTATTTAATGAAGAAAGCCACTATTGTATTGTTCCTATGAAATATCGTTCTTTTCATAAATTAATTGATGAAAATGAAGATGGACATATTACTGATGAGGAAATCAAGAAAGCAAAAAGTATTTTAGAAAAAGCAAGACAACAAGATATGAAACTTAATTTTTTACGAGGCGATTGGAATAATTAGGGGGACACCAATCGTTCTAATTCTTTCACTCTCTCTTCGAGAGTTTTTAGTTCCAGTTCTTTTTGTTTTTCTGGTGTGGTATGGGTATACCAATAATATAACCAAGCAACTCCATTATAACTTAACTTTCCTAAAGAATATAATATATCTATTGCTTCTGTTAATAAAAAAACAATCATTTATAATAATTGTTTTTTAATAAATTATGCAAGATTTAAGCTGACCGTATTTCTTTCTGACCTTGGTTTGCGCTTAGATCTTTGTGGAACTCCAACGCTTCCCTTTATTTCTTGGAGATCTTTCAAACTAATGGTAGATTTATTGTCGTTATTATTCTTTGATTCTTGTATATTTATTTTTTTCGTTTTAAGGTTGGAAAGAATATCGTTAATATTTTCTGGTCCCTTCATTTCTGGGCGGTTTGGTCGGGCGCTTTTTCCTTTTCTCACTTGAGCAAAACTATTTTCCATATTGACGGCATCATCAAATTGTGGTGCCCCCCGGCTCATACCTATATCTGGGCGATTTGGCGGTGCTCTTTGAGGTCTGGACATTGGTTGTTGGGGTCTTTGAGGTGAGCGTCCCATAGGCATTTGGGATCCGCCCCCCATCATACCCATGAAATTTCCGAACCCGGGGCTTTCTTGTCTCATAGAATTAGCGGCGGCTTGAGTAAATTGTTGCATTAATTCGGGATTTTGGCGCATAATATCATCCATTCCAGGTAAGGAAGATTTAAACATTGTGTTTGTCATATGCAACATTGCTGCGCTTCCACCGAGCATAAACAACAACTTTAATTCTGGCGCTATCTTTGCGCGTCCAGAATATTTCTCATGTAATTCACTAAAGACATCATCATAATCATCGATATTTTCATTTACTGCTTCAGCCCACCCATCTAATTTTACATCAAATGGGTCGAATTTTGAATTCAAAAATTCAATGGCAGAAACAGCAGCCATAAGCATTTTTCCTTGAAATTTAACACTACTGTGTTTCTCGGACTCTGATTTTATCATTTCAAATTCACCTTTCATTTCATCCAGTGAGCATTCTATTGTATATTTTTTAGTTAATTTTACTCCCTTTCTCTCTAATGCCTCGAGCTTGCGCAAATAAATAATTTTTTCTCTCAATAGTTCTTCGTGTGTAAGTTTGGGTTTGGATGAGGTTGCTATTGAAGGGTCAACCGGTATTTCATTAAATTTTTTATAGCCATCCCACGTTTCATTTTTCTTTTTATCGGACTCTGCTGTAGACGCTCCTACATTTGGTGGGGGGACAGCTTGTTGATTATTGTTATTTTTTTCAGAAATATTGATGCGAATATTTGGCGGACCTTGTGACATTACTTGCTCTCGCGTTTCACCCATTCGTTTTACTGGTCCTCCAAATTCTTTAGTTAATCTTTTATCAATAGATGCTAAATCCTCCATGGCGCTCCCTGATCTTGGTGTTCCACTCTGTTTTTTTTGGTTCATAAACATTTCAATACCTGGACCAAAATTTACTGTTTTTGGTGTGCCAGACATTCGAGGAGAAGAAATCAACTTAAGTGAGCCTCTATCATCTTTGGTTGATACATTTAATTTTGGGGCAGCCATAGGACTTTTAGCACGTCCAATATTAATAATTGTGGGTTTATCTGTCATTATTTATGTTTAAATAAGAACTTTTAATTTTAAGTAAGACGCAATAAAAACTATTTATTTTGATATATAGAATTTAAATACCAGAGACCTTGCAAAAAGGAATCTGCTAAATCATCTTTCTTTTTGTGTGATAAAAAGAAATTCTGCCAGTTACTTATAAGCGTTGTCTCATTTAATTGTTTACGTGTAACTTCAATGCCTATTTTTTTTCTTTGGTTATAAGTTGTTCTTTGTCCTTGTGTTAAAAAGGGTTTAAGTTTATTGGATGCAGAAATTTCCTCGATGATAGGCACACATAATTCTATAAAATGTTGCATTACCATTCCTTGTAGAGTTTTCATCCTATTGGCTAAAGGACCAATTTGATTTTCAACAATAACACGGTCTAAAGATACTTCCTTAAGTATATAATTAAAGCTGGAGCGCATATTTCTACCTAATGTAATTATATTGAAATCTTTTGCTTTGGTTTGGATAATAGGGTCAAAATAATTCTCGTCTACATATTGGCAAATTGCATCAAGATATTCCTTTTTCTTCATTTTCTTACCTTCTTTTAAACCACACTCGGTATATATTTTTTTAAGAGTAGCACATTTCTCTTTCAATAGAAATTTCTTATATATTTTTTTTGGTGGAATCTTTAATTCTTTATTTTTAACATGAATTTTGCAGTAATAAATATTGTTTTTTGTATAACGTGGTGTTCGTGTGCACGGGGTTTTTTTTGAATTTAGCCCACAGCATTTATTTATTTTGTCATTGCATAAATTGATAACTCCCCATTTTTCTATTTTATATTTTATATTATTTTCACAATCAAATAAACAAAACGCCAAGTGCTTTATACCCACGTCAATGCTTAATATTCTCATATTTATGTAAATATGGAAATATTCTAATATGATTTTCTCGAATCATTTAAAAGATATTGTTGTTGCGTCAAAATAGGAGCAATCTGACGACTTTCGAGAGCAAATCTCGATAAATATAAATTTTTAAGATTTGAATTTTCATATCCATAAGGTTGTCCACCACTGGTGCAGGATTTGTAAAGATATTTAGATCTTGGTGTAAAGGGAATTTGATTATATTGTTCCCAGCATGCGCAGCAATCATCGCACGCCATTTTTTGATTTTGCTTAATAATATTATCAGCATTTTGTGTCAAATAGCGACGGTATTCATAATTTGTTGTAATACCATTATTCTTTTGTATATCTTCATTTACCTTGCATGCGGGTATCCACGTAGCAAAATTCCGCCCATCACTCATCAATGGGGGTGAGTCGAAATGAATATTATTAGAAGCTCCATAGCAAGTGCCCCAGCTCATTTATATTAATAGAATATAAAAAATTAATTGGTTAATATATCTACCAATCCTTGTTTTCTTAATTTATTATACCCCGTAATTCCATTTTTTGAGGCAATTCTTTTCAATTCAACCACAGTCATCTTTGCATAATCAGGTGTTTCTTCAACAACGTGTGAAAATTCTGCTTCTTCTTCTGCTTCTGCTTCTTCTTCTGCTTCTGCTTCTTCTTCAACGCTTTCATCATCATCGTCTAAGGATCCCATATCATCCAAGTCTTTTTTTTCTTCTAAATTAATGGGGGCTTGTGAATCAGTTTCTAATGTCACAGATATTTGTTTTATCTCTTCATTAAGATTTATATTTTGCACACCTGTATTTTGTTGATTCACATGAATACTATTAGTATCGTCATCGCTATCACTGCTACAATCAGTGTCTGTATATTCATCATCCGATACTTCTATTTTATTTTGTTCAGGAACAGATGGTATATTTAATGGTGAGCCTGATACCACTCTATTTCCCATTGGTTGATGTATGCGCATCGGGGGGTTTTGCTGGGTTTTTGCATGATTTTGTACCAATTGAAATATTGTATTTACCTTATGTTCCATTACTTTAAATCGATGTCTAAAGTACATAAAAAGGGTTGCGGCCGTTAAAATAGTAATTCCTAAACTAAGAAATAATTCACGATTCATATTTTATAACTTATATACATTAATTTTAAATGGAAATAACGAACAAGTATTAAATTAAAGCGAGCGTATTGTTTCTTCTGTCATTTTTAATATTTTCTCGGGATAATTAAGTTTTCTTAAAACACAAATACCACCCTTTATATTAGATATTCCATCAATAATTTTATAAGAATAATTCGAAACATTATTAATAATCTTAGTTTCCATTTGAATATTTTTAATGTTTGATTTTTCATCAAGCATATTGCATAATTGCATAAAATGTGTGGTTAGGAGAAATGTTATATTTTTTCTTTCTGAAATATAATTCAAGTAAGAATAAGCACTACTCACAGCTTCATAATGATTCGTCCCCGAGTATAATTCATCAAAAATACATAAATGCTTTTCCTTGGGATGATCCTCGATGAATGTTAATATTTCTTTACAACGTCTCGCTTCTGCTTGAAATAAACTGTCACGAGCACTTGTATCAGGTATATTCAAATAACAGTGAAAAAAGTTATATGGACGTATATTTGCTTTGTCATAAAATCCTTTCCCGACCTGCTGTGAAAATAATACATTTAATAATATAGTCTTCAAAAGTGTCGTCTTTCCAGCAGCATTTGGACCCGTGACAATTATATTTTTTTTCATTGAAATACTATTTTTCACTGGAGAAATTCCCGCTAATGGTGGATAAAAAGTATTTGTAAGAGAACTGGTCTTTCTTTTAAATTTTGCATTGTTAATATGTGTATTTGTATGAAGCCCCACAATAGTATCCCAATAACCATTAAACTTAAAAGTATATTCAAAGACATCAGCGATACGTTTATTGCTATGTATTAAATAGAATTGCTTCATTGTTGTGCCTATATTCATAATCCCTTTCGATGACAAAACAGGTTTAAAATGCCAATTATTTTTTAATTTACATAATTCATCTTTATATGCCCCTATATCCAATAAAAATGACTGGTAAGTTTCCAACCCCTTTACCTTTGTTATTACAATATTCATTTTATCAACCGTATAATGAATATACTTTTTAATCGTCGCAAAATACTCATCGATTTTCCTTGTGTTTACATAAAAATGATAACACGTAATGATATTTTGATATATATTAAAGATATACATCCCAAATGAAATTAATATGTATGAACGTTTATCCCATGATACAAAATTAAATTCTGTGAAAAGTCTACCTATTGAATGATTTCTAATTTGTTGCAGTAATATATTTTTATATGTGGACATAGTTATGGGCACCTTCATTATTTTTAACAGAAAAAAAGGAACCAAAAGCATTACCAGAGGTAGAAGTAAATTAAATAGTGGAGAGATAAGATTATACAAGCTCATAAAACTTAAAAAAGGGACATATTCATTCAACCATTTTATTCTATCCCATTCAACATATTGGTATTTTTCTAAAAAATTATCCTCGTTTTTAACCTTATCCCATATATCCACCATTTTCTCTGTATTTTGTTTGTCTATTCCCTCTTGACCCAAAGAATCATAGAATTTTTGCGAATCTTTGAGGAATTTTCGATTGGGAGTATAATATTGACTCCACTGTTCTAATATATTCTTTCCAAGAGTAGTGGTGGGACATAATAGATGCTCGTACATTCCTTTGCTTTCACCTTCTAATAGCTCTAAATCTGTATATAAATTATCAAAAATTTTTTTTTTGTCCGGACAATATTCAATAGGTAGGCGAAAAGGCATTATATTAAAAATAAGAAAGAAAGAGGCGGGTCTCAACGAATTAAATCTTTATAATTTACGGGAAATTCCTTAACTTGAGTAGAATAGAACTCCTCAATCTCTTTCATTTTTTGTACATCCCGGCGAGTAATAAAGTTTATCCCTACACCCTTTCTCCCCCAACGCCCAGATCGTCCAATTCTATGCAAATAAGTATGGACATTTTTGGGAATATCAAAATTAATAACAATGCTCACTTGCTGAATATCAATCCCACGAGCGATTAAATCTGTCGCGATTAACACACGACAACCACCACTTTTAAATGTTTCATAAATTGCTTTTCGCTCTGACTCATCTAAACTCCCGTGCAGACGTTCAACGGGAAACTCATCGTGTTTCATAGCTTCATAGAGATCGTCAACTCGTCTAATACTATTACAATAAATAATTGCTTGAGAAACTGAAAGGGTGCCAAATAAATCCTTCAAAGTTGTATATTTATGTTCATCGTTCTCAAGATTTACAAAAAATTGCTGAATCCCCTGCAGCGTCAGCATTTCTTTTTTAATTAAAATTTTAACTGGATGGCGTAAAAATTTGGTCGTAAGAGTGTTTAACTCTGCCGGCATAGTTGCACTAAATAATCCAATTTGAATATCATTATTCATAAACTGAAAAATTTTATAAATTTGGTCTTTGAAACCATGCGATAGTAATTCATCCGCTTCATCTAATACCATTAAACTAATTTTTTTTGTGCTAAGATACTTACGACGAATCATATCATGGACGCGACCCGGACAACCAATGATAATCTGTGGACGATTTCTTTCTAACTTTTCTCTATCTTCCTCTGTAGATGTACCACCAACCAATAATTGATGACGCATTCCCATTTGATTACCAAGCGCCGCCACTACACTAAAAATCTGCCGCGCTAATTCCCTCGTATGCGCTAATACTAAAATTTGAGCTTCATCCAATTTCTCATCGAGAATTTGTAAAGATCCTACAACAAAGGCGCCCGTTTTACCCGTTCCCGACTGAGCTTGTGCTATTACATCTCGCCGTTTTATTAAAGGGATAATTGCCTTTTTTTGAATGGGGCTCGGGTTTTCAAAACCATAAGCATATATCCCTCTCAATAAATTGGTCTTTAACGGAATAACCTCTTCGTCATCCCAAGAATTAAAAGTCATTTCTTCCTCGTTTGTTTGCACTTCCACTTGATTATTGTCTGTGAATAAAGACATGTTAGATTGGTATGGTAATCTATTTTTATATCCATTTAGAGAAAATGTAATTATATACATAAATGGTGACACTTGCGGATAGACAGTATACACTTAATGCTTTTCAAAAAATAAGAGAAGAGTGGAAAGAGGATATTTCCATAGATATTCGGACAAAAATAGATTTTCTCGCTTCTAAGGTGGGTGCGCCAACATATAGTAAGACGCCAAATTTTAAGAAGGGACGACGAGGTCGTCCTAAATGCTCTTCTGCTAATTGGGAGATCATTAGAAATTTTAAATCAACGACAATTATAAAGGAGACCGAGGGTATAGGAAAAATTATTGATGATGTAATTTTATTGTTGAATAAAATAACAAAGCATAACTATGCTAAAATGTCTAAAAAAATAGTGGAAATTATGAAAAAAATAGATAGCAAAGACGAAGAAAATTTATTAAAATTGGGGGGCGCAATTTTTTTGATTGGTAGTTCTAATGAATTTTATAGTAAATTATATTCGATGGTGTATAGAGATCTTATTCAACAATTCTCTTTTATGAGCAATATTTGTATGAAAAATTTATCTACTTTTATGGTATTGTTTGAAACTATTGAATATATTCCGGCTGAAGAAGATTATGATAAATTTTGTTCTATTAATAAAGATAATGAAAAAAGGCGTGCTTTGTCATGTTTTTTTGCAAATATGATGCTTATAAATATTATTGATAAAAATCTTATATTCGATTTGCTTATTAATTTAATAAATAAACAAAAGAATTACTTTAATGATATTAGTAAAAAAAAAGTTATTGATGAAATTTCGGAAAATATATTTATACTTATCAAATTAGGGAAGAAACATTTTTTTGGGAATATAAAATGGGCGGAGGTGTATGATTATATTAATAAAATATCCTCGGCAACGACTTCCTTATATCCCGCATTATCGAACAAAACAATTTTTAAATTTATGGATATAATGGAAATGATTTAAAATATGAGTTATATATAAATAATATGCATACCCGCCCTCTTGAAGATAATATATCTTTCTCTTTGATAGAAGATATCTCAACTCAACCATCATCACGCGTCACTTATGACGATCTGTTACGTGAAGTTGATCTATTGGAGATGACTACGGTACCAAATATGGATGACTATATGGCAAATGAAATTAATTATTCTACAAATTATACGAAGAAAGAGTTAGATCGTATTGCAGATTATTATGAAATATCTAAACGTAAAAAAAGGAAGGATGATATAATTCAAGATATTGTCATATTCGAACAAGATCCAGAAAATATTGAATTGGTATTTCGCCGAAAGAAATTATGGGCATATATGAAGGAAATTAAAGATGATAAATACTTAAGGAAATTTTTAATATTTAATTAAATATATGGTGTTATCTCGTTTAAATAACACAATAGACTATCCTGATATGCAAAAAGTTGATGAAGAAGATATAGATTTTAATTCAGCGCTCTACATTATTGATATTAACGAAATAGACATAATAATTGCTTTAGGTAATATAAGGTACTCATTTGTTACAAAGGGTGTCTTATATGTACCCATGTATATGGTTGTAAAGGATCGTGTGGTTTCTCAATTAGGGGTGTTTGAATGCTTAAATAGTGATTATACCAAATTATTAGATGATGACAATGATATTGATCTTAATTTATTAGATCGCCCTTTGTTATATTCCTTTGCAACAAAAGAATATATAACATCGTTACAGGGTAAAGAAAAAGCGGAGGAGGAAGTGGATGAAGAGGTGGAGGAGGAGGTGGAGGAGGAGGAAGCGGAGGAGGAGGCGGAGGAGGCGGAGGAGGC